GCATCTATTATATTTTTAGGTGGACTAAGTTGAGGATGTTTAGGTTCATATTCTCCTGGTTCAACTCGTAGTTTATTCCACTCTGTTTTTAAGTTCCTATAAGGTACTCTAAAACCACTACGATCTGATATTGCATAAGATCTTTTACCTTTTGCATATCTGGCCATGTCAATATAAATTTAGACCAGAAGGTCTAACCCTCAGAGTTACACTCGCACCTTCTTCGTCTGAAGCAAATTTAAAAGCTCTCTCATAAAGAACATATAACCCTTCAGCTCTTTCAGGTGCAAATTTAGTTGCTAGTTTTGCTGCTAAGCCTGCACACATTGCGTCTGTCCATCTATAGGGAACGTCAGTATCTTGATAAGATGCTGTTATGTCTTCAACTTGATACACACCATAATATCTAATTGTATCGTCAGCACTATCAGGCACTGGCCATACATTTATTGTTGGAGTATATTGGCGGTCTAACATAAATTGTGATGATTTACCTGATGTGGTCTTTTCTGGTAATTGATTATACTCGGATATTGATATTCTTTGCATAGGTTGGTCATTACTATTATTTCTATAAACCATATCTATTACATCTACTATGCCTGAAGTTAAACTATAATTAGCAGTGCCTGCAGTTAAAGTTATGGTATTGTACTGAACAGTCCAATAGTTATAACCTCTATTAGACCATTCAGTAAAAAGTAAATTTAAACTTCTTCTGGCACTGGTAGCTTTTTGACCTGTTTGAGTTTGTGGGTCTATACCACATCGCTCAAAAGACTCTGCTATAACTTCTTCTATATTAGGTCTGTATGCTACTGTTCCTGAAGTTGCCATTAATATTTCTTCTTCAATCTCATTACAATTTGATATGAATCACCAGCAGCACCTAACCCAGTAGTAGTAAATTTTATATCACCTGTTGGGTTTGTGCCTAAAGTTTTAGTATTAGGTAAACCTCCTACAGATCTAAAATCTACATAACCTGATTGGTTTTCTGTAAGGTGAAGCATTATAACATTAGTATCTGCTGCTGCTAATACTTGTACAGTCATAGTTGATATAACCCAAGTACACTCTAATATCTTAACCCCAGTACAAGCATCTCCATTAGAGTTAACTTGTAAACCTGATACATCTACTTTTAATTCTGCTGATTCGTCTCCTGTATCAACATATTGAAGTTGAAAAGCATAAACAACCTCATTTACACTTTCAGAAAGTTTAGTGGTTGTTACTATATTAGCCATTTAAAACTCCTATTAAGTTGTTGGCGAATCAGAAGATATACCAAAAAATTTAAGTGCTACCACTCCACCAGCACCAGCTGTGCCAGAAACTACAAGTTGAACCTCGTCAGGTGTTGCAGTAGAAGCAGTTGTTGTACCACCACTCATACCTAAAACTCCATTACAAGGGAAGAAACCTTTAAAGCCTGTGCTATTTATTGCTGCTGTTATACCATCAACAAAACCATCATCATCATCTTCTGTTCCTATATCAACTACATTAACTGCATTAGCTGCAGCACTCGTTACAGTTATCGCTACACCCATAGGTATAAAATTTGCTGGTATGCCTATAGAAGTTTCTTTGTGGTCAGTACCAGTAGCAGCAACAGTTATTGAAGTGCTGTAAGTTGATAAAGTCATATCACTGGTAACTACACCAGTAGTAGAATTTTTTATAATAGTTTTAAATCCATTCTCCGAACGAACTGGACCATTAAAAGTTGTATTAGCCATATTGACCTCCTCAAAAAGGGTTTACTATAAGGTCTTTTGAGAGTCTGCTGGGACAGTCCTTATAGCTTAAAATTCCCAGAATAATTATTTATACCTTATAAACCAGTTATTGGAAAGCCTTGTTCAATAATCTGCTCTTTTATAACATCAGGTAGTTCAACTACAAATTTAGCATTTTGGTCTAAACCTATAATACCTAATTGTGTTAACTCTTCTTTTTTAGCTTTAGATAGATTATCGATAACTTCTTTTTCTGCTTTACGTGAAGCTTGTATTAAAGATATATTGAATAGATCTTCAAGATTATTAACATCTGTTCTTTCAGTTAATTCTTCTACTGTGCCATCATCACGTGATAAAGCACGTAAAGCAGCATCATAATTTTCTCTTGTTTGTTCAGTTATATCGCTAAATATTTCAGAAGCTAACCTAACAGATTTAGATTCTGTATTTTTAGCCATAAGTTCAAAGCCTTCTACTGCACCATCCCAATCTATTATATTTAACATGTCTGACTTAAATATAAAATCTTTTGGGTCATTAAAAACTTCTGCATTAAATCTTGACTCAGCTTGAGCAAAGTCGTCTGGTTCTGTTGCTACATTGTCTGCATAATCTTTTCTTAGATTCCTAATCCTATCAGTTTGCTTTCTTGTGGCATCAAATAATATAGTTTCATAAGGGCTAGTTTCTAAAGTACGCATTGGTCCTTGTAAAGTTCCTGAAGTTGCGTCAGTAAGATCTGCTAAATTTTCTAAGTTGTTTCTTTCATCTTTAAATATTTCTACGAGATTATTATTGTCTAAGTCTACTTTACCATCTAGCCTAAAAGGTATATTGTACTTTTTACTAAGTTTAGTTAGAACTTGACCTATTTTACCTTTGTAGCCTTTTTTACTATCAGGCACTAAACTATAGATAGTATTTAAAAATTGTTTATTTTGCCCTCTGTTTGACCAATATCTTACAGGCTCCTCTCCTGGAAGAATAAATCTAGGCTGGTCTTCATTTGCAGCCTTCTCAAGGTGCTTTTTTATTTCAAACTCAACATAATCTAAATTTTTCATTAAAGGAGTTTGAGCTGGTACACTACCTTGATTTATAGGATTAGCTTTTGATAGAGTATCAAAGTCTTTTACACCTTGTTCCATCTTTATAAATGCATCGTATACTTCATCTTGGGGTGCATTAAAGCCTAAAGTATTGTAATCATCTCTGTTATAAGTAGGATATAAGTCATTAACTTTTTTCTGTAAAGCATTATAAACAGAACTATATAAAGATCTAGGAGAAGTTGTATAACCTCTAGCTGTCATGTCTAACATCTCTAAAACATTTGCTCCGTTAGGCTCTCCTGAGTCTAAGCTATTGACTATTCTATCTTTCATGTTTTTCCTAGTAAGATCTATAAATTCATCTTTTTCATATTTATTTTTAAATAATTTATCAGTAGATAAGTCGTAAAGCTTACCTAAATATTCGTCTGTATAGAGACTATCAACTTCTTGTAATGCACCTTTATACCTATCAAATATCGCAGCAGCATAGCTGTCTACTGCATTACCACCACCTACAGCATCACCAGCACCATACTTTTTTATTATTTCATCTCTTTTACTAGGTAAAAATATTGCATCTAAATTTGGTAGATTTAAATTTCCACCAGCAGGAATTAAATCTAAATGTTTATTTTTCTCACGACCACGCATATCTTTATAAGATTGTTTAAGTTCTTGATACATATTATTTTTAGGACTACCGAATATGCCGAACTTATGTGCATCTGAAGCCATGTCGCTTTGTATCTCTGTAATTTCATAAGCATTATTATCTTTTCTAATTAGTGAGTGGCTTATGATACCTTGCTCACCACCATGATGAACTCCTGCGTCTCTAGTTAGATAGTTAGCTATTTCTAATAAATCTCTAGGTACGTTACCATCTTTAGGTAATTCTATTTTAGTAGTTTCCATATTACCTAGCCTATTAAAATAAGCAGGACTAGTTTTTTCAGATATAAAAGATGTATAATATTGGTCTTCTAAAATCTTTACCATCTCATCTCTGGTTAATAATTTATCGTCCAGCTTATTATTTTTAATAAGTCTCATCATATTTTCAACTTCGCTAGTTTTTATAGGTATTTCCATATTGTTAACTTTAAGAGTAGAACCACCTTTTAACATACCACCCATCCAGTTCTCAGGTTTTTGTTTAACCTCTTCTCCTCTAGCTTTACTAGGTGCACCTTTTATTTTTTCTACTACAGCACTAAATAATCCAGGAGAGCCAACTATCTTAACTGCTTCAGCATCAAAAGGCATAAACGCAGAACCAGCAGCAATAAGTTTTTGATATTTAGGAGACATAGATCTTGATAAAAATCCTGCCATACCAGTTTGTAATGGGTCTCTTGTAAGTGCACCCTCAACTAAATCTACACCTATAGCTATAGGTTCAGTAAATTTAGAAAAGTATAGTGGTAAGGTTTTTAAGCCATATAAAAGACTTCTTCTATCTGCTTCTTGTTTAGGTGCTTCTAGTATTGTTTCTGGTGTATATTTATATTTAGGAACTTTAATCCTTAAATCAGGACTACCTAATACTCCATAATTAGGATTTATTGTAAATTCATATGCTGGTCTTTCAGGTCTAGGGTAACTTGGTCCTCTAGCCCTACCATATTTTTGTGTTGTTTCTATAGGCATGCCAGAACTTTTCCATGTCTCATAAGACTCCATAGGGTTTTCTGAATTAGGAAAAAGGTTTCTAGCTATTTGTATTTCAGCTGCAGACGGAAGAGCTCCGTCTTTTTTATTTAGGTTTAATTCCATTTGAAGTTAGGGGAGTATGTAACTCCCCTACCTTTATTGTGAATATATTAAGCAGCACCTTCAGTACCGAATATTCCTCTCCAGTCAGTAAAACCGAAACTGTATCTTTCTCTAACTTTGTAGCGAACATTACCAGTTTCAAACTCACCTTCAATACCTTTTTTCAAGGCAGTTCTTTGGAACATTTTAAGTCCGTCAGGTACGTCTGTCTTAATAAAGAAACCATCACTATCAGACAATCTTCTCATTACATGAAACCCTTGTGGTAAATAATTACCAGAGTTAATTGCATTAAGATCGTTGTCTGCTGTGCCAGTTCTTAAAGTAGACTCAAGTAATCTTTGAGCAGTAAAAATGTAAGCAGTAGGAATAATTAACATTGTTCCTTGTGCTGCGATTCTTAGTCCTCTGTCATCTTTCATATCAGCTATGTTAATTAACATAGTCTCAAGAGATGTCTCACTTAAATCTGCTGCGGTTGCTAGTGTGTTACTTTGGTTACCAGCTCTAGTTGGATGACTAGTGCTTAATAAAGCAACACCATCTCCACCAGCAAATGCTCCTGCTGATGTGGCATTATTTAAAATATTTGCAGCTTTGATTTCTTTAGTTGAAGCCATTGACCTAGCTAAAGCCTTAGTATACCTACCAGCGATGGAACCATATTGGCCATCTTCTTCTGCTTCTTCAGTGATACTAAAAGCTAATGCAATAGTTTCGTGTTGATATCTAGCTGTAAATCCTTGACTCGCTGAGTCATAACTTACAGGTGCGCCTTCACCTTTTACAGGTGCATTACCGAATCCCTCAAGCAATACATCCTCTTCAAATGCCCTGTTAGAAGTATTTGATTCAAATACTTTTTGATACTCCTCAGGGTATCTTGCATACTCTAGCCCGAATAAGGTATTCAATCCTGGCTCTAGCATTTTAGCAAATTGTGCTCTATTCATTGCCATAATTTAATCTCCTATATTCCTGCTGTCTGTTTAAGAATGTGCTCATTTAATAGAACTTCCATAACTGCGTTTGCCCCAAAAGCATTCTCTGGGGATTCATAAATTGCAATTAATTTACATAGTGCTGCGGAACCACCCATACTTGATGCTAGTTGAAAAGCTGATTGTCCAGTAGTTGTTGAACCAGTTCCAACAGTTACATCTGCACAGGAACCGATATCGGTCTGTGCTGGTGAG